CCACCACAACAGAAACGCCCACAACAACCACAGTGTTGCCAACAACCACCACATCTACTGTTCCCATTCCTCAAACAACTGTGCCTCCATCAACCGTGCCAACCACGACAACATCAACGCTGGCACCAACAACAACAAGTACATCTACTACCTCCACGACTACGCCACCAATCGTAGTGCCTCCTGTCGTAAGTCCTGAAGAAGCAGTGGCTTTGGCTACTGACCCTGAAGCGTTGGCTACCATCACCGCAGAGGAAGCAACCCAAGTCTTTGATGCTCTAGTAGTTGATGACTTAAGTGAGGAACAACTGGTTGCTCTTGTCTCAGCCGTACAAGATGCACCCGTTGCTGTCCGTGAATCCTTTGAAGCATCGGTCAATGTTTTCGGTGGGGCAATAGACACCTATGTCCCCATTGGTTCAACGGTACCTGTCAGTACCCGCCGTGCCCTCATCGCCATCACCATCATGACATCCCTCATGGTTATCCCAACTAAACGAAAGTGATAAAGTACAACCTATGCGTAAATATCTAGGAGCCATCATCAGCCTGTCACTATGGTTGACCAGCACTGGACTTATGCTTATCACCCTGTCTGGCGACACGCTAGATAAGGCTCTATACATTAGCGCAGTTGCTTTCGCTATTAACATCCTTGCCATCGCTGCTGGTATTGGGATAGAAGAAGAATAAAAATGTCAAAGACACTCCCATATAAAAAGTTAGTAGTACCAGCAGGTTTGAAAGGTCAAATCAATGGTCGCCTTGACAAGAACCTCCTTGTCCGTGTCAAAACTGGTGGCAAAATGTATAAGGAAGCAGCCGAAGCGTTCAACAAAATGTATGACGCAGCAATGGCAGCAGGTGTGCATCTCCGCAACATCGGTGACTACCGTTCCTATGACGGACAGTTCGCCATGTTCATGGACCGCTACGAAGTAGCCAAACCTAACGACCCACGCCTCGGCAAACCAAAGACAGTGACCCGCAAGTTTGACAACAAGACATGGATTCTTAAGAAAGGCAAAGCACCTTCTGCTGCACCAGACCCAACAGGTAAGTCGGGTTCTAACCACGGCTGGGGTCTTGCTATTGACCTGGCAACGGAAGGCAAGGGTGGCAACATTGTCGGCTTGGCATCCGATAAGAAGGGCTTTAAGTGGATGTGTGAGAACGCACCTGCCTTTGGGTTTTATCTTCAAGGGGACAACATGAAGTCGCCAGAGTTTGAACACTGGCATTGGCAGTGGTGTGACGGGAAATGACGGTAGTTAGTGTTCTTGCTACAATTGCTGGGTCTATTGTTTCTATCGGTGTTATCTATCGTAGTCTTGTTAGACCTGTTTTTCGGTGGGGACAACGACTAGATAAAGCAATCACTACTGTTGAGATGCACATGAATAATAACGGTGGTACTTCATTGCGTGATGCTATTGACCGCATTGAAAACCGTATGACAAAGGTTGAGGATTACATTACGAAGCCTTGGTAGTGATAGAGTCTTAAGTCCTATGACTAACGAAGCAATTGAAACACTCCTGTATTTCCTATCTAAAATCCATGTTCAACCAGCACAACAAGACCAATTCTTCTGGGCTGTAACACAGTTAGAATCCTTACGCAGTAAGCAAACCCAAGCAGCCTAAACCTCTAGTATTATTTAGGCATGGCAAATACCCGTGACCTTTTTATGTGCCCGCAATGCGGAGAGATGTGGCTGTCAAAGACGGGACGGTACTGTGTTGAGTGCCGAGTGGAAGGGGAACCTCTTGATGACCCAACAGACGACTGAGTTCGCACCGCAAGAATACCCAGTGGCTCTTATCTACTGGGCTGATGCGTGTGGCGGTGATGCAGGCTGGCTGACACTTGACGAAGTAGAAGACGACGGTGAAGTGTTAGTCCAGTCGGTAGGCTTTCTTGTGCCTGTTGGCGACGCTGGCTCTAAAGAAAACCATGTGACTTTACTGCAAAGTATTCACGATGGCGAGGGTATTAACTTGTTTTATATCCCTGTTGCAATGGTCAGGAAAATTGTTTTACTAAACGCTTGACATTGACACACCCCACCTGTACTCTGTGACGCAACAACTGTTACACAGAGAAGGGGAAGTTAAATGACTTTCAATCGTTACCGTATCCACAAAGAACCACATGGTTCACAAGCATGGCTGAATCAGCGTTACATGGATGAGCAAGGCAACCGCCGTATCTCAGCCAGTGCAGCAGCCGCTATCTATGGCTTGCATCCTTTCGTAAAGAAAGACCACTATGCAGCCGAACAACTATCAGGTGTTGCACCTACACCTATCACCCCCAATGCAGCGATGGAGACAGGCAACCGCCTTGAAGACACCATCATTCAGTGGGCTGGCGACAGACTCGGTGTTGATTTTGAAACACCAAAGGAACTGTTCTGTTACGACACAGATAAAGGTTGCCATCTTATCTCTACCCTTGACGGGTGGAACGAGGAGACACGCCACATCCTTGAGGTGAAGACAACAAGCCGTGAGTATTCAGGCACCCTCCCCGACTATTGGCGCATCCAAGGTATCACGCAATATATTTGTGCTGATGCCAAGCGTGTGACTTGGGCTGTGTTTGACAACACGCTACGCCTCACATTGGTTGAGCAGGTCATCACTGAAGAAGAAGTTGCTGAACACATTGAAGCAGTGACCGAGTGGTTGAACAGTGTTGAGTTAGGCATGACACCATCGGGTGTTCGGTGGTCTTATGAAACTATTCAGACTAGGTATCAGCGTCCTGTGTCTCGCAGTGTTGAGTTGCCTAGTGAAACTGCTGACTTAATACAGAGGTTGCGTCATGTCCGTAGTGAACTTGCATCGTACAAGCAGATGGAAGATGAATTAAAAGCAGAGGTTTGCGAGTTGCTAGGTGAAGCAGACACCGCTATATTGAATGGTGTCACGGTTGCGACATGGAAGGGGCAGAAGCGGGAGTCATTTGATTCTAAAGCACTGCGCCTTGCCCATCCCGACCTTGCCAAGCAATACATAAAAGAAGTACAAACCCGTACCTTTCTCTTGAAGGGAGAAAAATAATGGAAAAGAAAACAATCGGACTTGATGAAGTCCTCACTAAATACGGGGTACCTGACCCTAAAATTATTGGCAAGTTACCCAAGGGCGGTCAGCAGTTGTCCTTTGTCGGGCATGCCGATGTGACAAAAATGCTTCTGGAAGTGGATAGTGCATGGACATGGGAGCCAACAGCGTTTGACTCTGATGGTCTACCTGCCTACCGTGTAGAGAATGGCATGGCACACATGGCTGGATGGATGACAGTGCATGGCGTGCGCCGTCTTGGTGTTGGTTCGTGCCTACCCAACAAGCCCGATTTGCTTAAGGAACTTATCAGCGACCTTATTAGGAACTGCGGGATGCGATTTGGATTTTGTCTTAGCCTTTGGACTAAGCAGGAATGGGAAGACTTGGAACACAGCCCTGCCCCAGTCAAGGCACGCCCTACAGCCACCGCTAATGCCCCTGAGCAGGCTCCTAAGCAGGCTAAACCCAAGACCCTAACCCCACTGTCCCAACCACAGATTGACCAGTTCAACGCCGCTTGTGAAGCCAAAGGAATCAACCCGAAGGCTGTCGCTGCCAACGCAGGCATCCCCGACGGCACCCCTTGGATGGAGTCACACCTCCCAGCCCTACGGTCAGCGTTCAAAGAACTTGCATCATTCAAGGACGGCGAGTAATGGCTAACAAAAGAACAGTAGACCCAACCGCCAGTGAAGCATCAGCCCACATCATCGGGTTGCGTGTCACCCCATCACAGTTGGAACAGATTGCTTTCTTATGTAAGCAACGAGAAACAAAACGGTCACAACTATTCCGTGATTTAATCCGTCAAGAACTAGAACGAGAACTTGCTAAGTAATGTCCAGTTACGAAGAACTTCTTGACAACATGGAAGAACGAAACAAACTGTTGAGCGTTCAACTAAAGCAGACACAGGCAGAGGTACAAGAGTGGAGGCGCATAGCCAATGCGTTAGCCCACTCCAGTGCACTCTCGTTAGACAAGCACACACCATTAGTGGAACATGAGCATTACCGCAAGTGGGAAAAAAAGAACAGGGCGTGGTGGGGTGTCTGATGAACGCATACATGGACGCTCTACCTATCTTAAGTACAAATGCCGATGCACCATATGTGTTGAAGATGCACGAGAGTACCGAAGAAACATACGACCTACTGTCTTAATGCTTGACGGTGAACCACTTATTGACAGGCTGACTCGTGACGGACGCATCACTTCTATCAAGACCAGTGCTACCCACAAGTGGAAAACTAGAGGGCTGAGTGTTTACTTGGCAGATAGATGGGCAGTGAAACTTGGATACCACCCGTATGAAATATGGGGCAATGAATTTTACAGAGGATGTAATGAGTAAAGCAAAACAAAAAGGAACCAAAGCCGAGACCGATGTAGTCCTGTGGCTTAGAGCAGAAGGCTGGGTACACGCAGAGCGTCGTGCTTTGTCAGGCAATCTTGACAAGGGTGACATCAACATGGGTGCGCCAGTTGTCATAGAAGTTAAAGACCACAAGACAATCACCTTGTCTGAATGGATGAAAGAATTGAAGGTTGAGATGGCTAACGCCAATGTAACTATGGGTGCTGTCATCGCTAAGAAGCGTGGCACTATGCAGGTCGGTGACTGGTACGCAGTGATGCCTGCCTTTGTGTTCGCTGACTTACTTAAGGAAGCAGGCTACTAATGAGTGAGTACATACATCAAGACGACGCTTACGAATGGCTCCAAGAAAAAGGTATCCAGTTCGCAGAGCAAGATTTCGCCAGGGTGCAAGCCGAGCGTGATGAACTCAAACTTAAAGTGCTTGAACTATCAACCGAAGTTGAACGCCTATCAAGGGAACTCGCTCGTGGGTGACGGGTCACGATGGTCATACCAACTGACTGTTGCTGAAGAAGCCATCTGTGCCAGAGTTGGGTGGCTACGCCAAGAACCCATGCTCGGACAACCACAACGCAACATGAACTACTCCGAAGGAGATGTTTGGGAATCTTTACAACACATGATTTGTGCTGGAAGTGAACTTGCTTTTGCTCGGATGATGGGCATGAATGAATTTGAACCTCATGTTAATAAGTTCAAGAGCGCACTAGATATTCCTGGCTATGGTGAGGTTCGTTATGCGTTCCCTCGTGGTTTCCCTACCAGTTCTGGTCAAGTGAATGGTCTCCGCATGACCATCCATGATGACGAGACACTTAAGTACGCACTGGTGGTCGGTGGTCTAGCGAAACGCACCCGACGGGTAGCACCTGACTGGTTAGGTGAACCTTATGTTGCAGTCGGTTGGATGTATGGGCATGAAGCGAAGCGTGACGAGTGGAAGTTCAATGACAAAACTTGGTACGCCCCCGTCAATGCACTAAGGCTTTTACAGTAACACTGCTAAACTATTCTAATCCGTTTAACACTTAAGACAGGAGACCTATGCACCCTAACTGACCCATCACTTTACGAAAGGACAACCATGCGCAAACGCATCCTCACCTCAATCATCGCCCTATCCCTACTATCAGCGTCCCCCGTACACGCCAAACAGGACACCACAAAGACCTGCCCTAAGTACGAAACAGAACTCCGCAAGCACGGACTACCAGTGAAATACTTTTCATACATCATGTGGAGAGAGTCACGATGCAACCCCCTATCAGTATCAGGACAGAACAGCAACGGCTCCATTGACATCGGCGCACTCCAAGTGAACAGCACATGGGTGACAGTCACATCCCAAGTATGCAAACGCCCCTGGGGGCAGACAAAAAAATCCCTTCTCATCCTTGACTGCAACCTCAAGGTCGCTCGCTACCTATACAAGAACGGAGGACTAGGGCATTGGAAAGCCACATCAGGCAAATTCCAACAGCCAACTGCTAAGGTAAAAGTATCACGCATAGGGGGATAAACCTGTGGATACAGCAACATACAAAGACAGCCAACGCTTCTGGCACAGAGTAACCATCGGCTCACCTGACGAATGTTGGGAATGGCAAGGGTCACGCCGAGGCGACAACTACGGACAACTGTATGTAGCCCACAAACACAGAGCAGCCCACCGCTTTTCATTCTTTCTAGCCCACCGTTATTACCCACCTGTCGTAAGACACAAGTGCGACAACAGAGTATGTGTCAATCCCCACCACCTAGAAGGCGGGACACAGACAGACAACATGAGAGATGTAGTAGAGAGAGGCAGACACTTCTATGCAAACAAAACCCACTGCCCACGAGGACATGAATACACCAAAGAGAACACCTACACCCGACCCAAGGGAAGCCGAGAATGTCGGGCGTGTAGGAAAGAAAGAAAGAACACGCTGGTCTTGCACAAGTTGTAAGACATCAGTAACATTGTTTGTCGCAGTAAAATATGCGCCAACACACACCTGCCTTAAGAAAGCAGGACGGATAACACCACTTAAGAAAGAAGAAGCGGAACCAAATGAGTAACCACATCACAATCAACGGCAAGGTAGGGCAAGAGCCTGAACTGCGCTACTCCCAAGGAGGCATGGCAGTCTTAACATTCTCCGTTGCCGACACATACGGCAAAGATGACAAGAAGAAAACAACATGGCACAATGTCACCGTGTTCTCTAAACTTGCAGAGAATGTAGCCAATACCATCGCTAAAGGTTCAACTGTCATAGTCGTAGGTCGCTACGAACAAGACGAGTTCACCAAGAAAGATGGAACCAAAGGTAAGAGCCTGAAGTTAATTGCTGATGAAGTCGGTGCGTCATGTCGTTGGAACTCTTGGGTTCAAGACAACACTGAAGCAACGATGCAGCAAATCGGACAGGTATTTCCTACCGCATCACAGGTATCAGAAGACGAGTTCTTCTAATGTCTGACCCACTGTCAATGTCGTTTGATATGTGGATGGAGACTGGCTTAAGACAGGGGTGGGTAACACCACCTCTGTGCCACACCCACGATGGGGTAGCCACCACACCAGATGAAGACCAAGCCTTTGAGGACGGTGACGACATCTGTATCCACATCATGCGTCTCTATGCAAACCCACAAGAGAAAGCAGATTGTGAAGAGAACCACTCGCCTACGGTCTGGCGTAACCCATTCCCAGAACTTAGACCCATACCCTGACCAGAAATCCTGCGACCATTGCGGTACAGGAACCCGTGCCCTAACACTGTGGACACCTGAACAGATAGCCAACTGCGGTTGTGCCTGCCATTGGGCAAGACGATACGACATGACAAACAAGAAGAAGAAAAAGTGAAACACTGGCAAGACGATGCGCATTGCAAAGGGTTAGACCCCAACATATTTTTTCCTGAAGTCTTTGGTGACCAACAGAACGGAATGATATGGGAGCAGGCTAAAAGAATATGCCGTGCGTGTCCCGTCACTGATGAATGTCTTAAGTCCGAACTTGCCTTTGAGCAGGTGAGTGGTCGGCGTAACGGTATGTGGGGTGGACTCACACCTAAAGAGCGGGAGCAGCATGCCCGTAACCCTATGAACATACGCATGAAGAAGCCCTAGCCATCAGGAAGGGGGACTGACGACTAGGGCAAATCAAGTGTATCAGATTGTTATTATCCGATACGCATTATTCTATACGACGACTTGTAATAAACCGAACACATACTTGCTGAATACTCTGCTGTCTTAAGGCTTGTAAAGATTTCAGCCTTAGACTTGGTGCGTGTCCATCGCCATACTTCATACGGGCAGTACCTAAAGTATTTGTATGGTGTCCCGCTATCACAGGTAGCCAACGCTATGACCCATCGTTCCCTCACCTCTTGTGGTTTGGGTTCGTGTTGTGGGTAGAACAGTCTTGTTAGTTTGCTCCACACTAGAATGGTTCGGCTGTCCAGTAGTTCTCGTCACGCCCGCTACACACAGGACATAAGTCAGCAGGTGACCCTTGAAATGTGTCGTAGAACCAGCCGTACTTAAACTCACTCACTCGTGCGTCCGTTAGTGTGCCGTAATGGTCTAGTGATGAGATGCCGTTGCACTTGTCGCATTGAAGTCTGATGATTGCGCTCATCGGTTGTACTCATTGACTGAACTAATCCAGCACCAGCCAGCCACACCCATGAGGACAAGGCTGAGAAGGTACGAGGACTCCAGTGTGTAGATTGAACCGAGACAGAACATAAAGCCAGAGAATGTCCGTGCCTTGTAGTTCATCTGGCGTGGTGCGTGTCCGAGTCTGTCTCTCACCGCTTGTGTGCGGATACGAATGTCGGCTGACATTACTGCGGGGTGGTTAGGTGAATAGCGTTTCATAGTGTTTGTTCTTCTGCTTTGGTAAGTATGGATAGTTGTTCGGTAGTTGTAACTGATGACAGTCTCCCGACCAGTATCTCTATTGCGTTTTCTTTTTTACGCATGATTGTGGCGAGTTGGTTTTCTAGTTTGGTTCGGTTCGGTTCAAGCCCTAACTTTTCTTCTGCTTCATGCTCAAAAAATATGCCTTCACCGTTGTCGCAAACATATTTCCATATCTTGTCGTCACCTGTGGCTTGCATATCTGCCCACCCCATGGGGGTTGCGGTGATTATGCGTTCACAATGAACACAATTTGTTGTTTCTTTTTTCATTCCATTTCCTCAATCATCGTGTCAATTACTGCGTCAGATATCCATTCGGATACCTCGGCACCAGCGTTGTCCCAATTATCAAATTGGTCACACACCTTGCTCCATTGGATATCGGTGATGGGTTGGTACGCATCATCAAATGTTTCTTGTGTCCACCACAAGGCGCACACTTCCGCATCGGGGTCTAGTTCCTGCATTGTCTTGATTAGTTCTGATGCTTTCATGACTTAAGACCTATACTTGTGTGTCTCGTAGCAGTCCTCACAACGAGGGTCGCTGAACTCACGGTTACCACATACGAACTCGTCTGACACAAGTTCTTCGCAATCAACACAGGTGTAGTCGCCTTCATCATTGGTAGCCCATGCGTCTGCATAAACCTCACCGTCTTGGTAACTCACCGACCAACCCTCATCACAGTCTGCGTTGATGTCTTGAAGCACGCTCTTGATAGCGATGTCAATGAACTGTGTAGCAGGGTACTTGTCGGGGTGGGTGACAGTAATTATTAGTTGTGTCTTCATGACTTAAGACTCCACTTCTTCTACGGTGCAAGCAAAGTTTTCTTGTGGGCAATCATCATCACCGTACAACACCCACGCCTTGTCTTGCGCATCATCTTCATCGTCTGCCTCTACCCTTACCGAGTAGTGGAAGACCACATTGTATTCTTTCATTTCGTATTCCCCTTCTAGGATTACCTACTGCTACACCCCTTCGGTGTTGCATGGTGGGTGGGGGAGGCTCGCACTCCCCTGCGTGGAATTGTTTTCACAACTCCCTAGTCACCCTGTCTGACCTAAGTCAGTCCTTTGTCGTGTCGTATGGAAAGTCTTTCATGCACTTATGGTTTGCTACCTCGTAGTAACCACAAGCCACAAGAAATGCCTCTCTGTCAAACTCCCCCATCAACTCATCGTCAAGTTCTTGACACAAGCGCATAGCCACCGAACAGAAAGTCCAACGATGAACCCCCTCTTCAAGCAGACCGTAGTCCATTCTTGTACTCCAACTATTCGTTAGGCTGTTGAGGCAACCAGCAATGTTACTTGCTGATAAGACCCCTTTGGTTTTCGTGTTCATTATTTTCCCTTTCTTTTTATCAAGCCCTTCAACTTGATATCTCAACTGTAACACAGTTCATGTTACTTGTCAAGTCTTTTCTTTGTGACATATGTCACACCATCATACTCAAGTCAGGTCGCATGACCCGCTCTATCTGAACATCACGGTAGCCTTCCGAGATAAACTCGCCCGCTATCATGACCGCCTCTGACCACAGGAGATAGAAGCCATTGACTTCTACGCCCCCTACCCACACCGTGTACTTCTGTGTACTCATGACTTGACCTCTGTCATTTCCTGCTTCGTATATACCATGAGTTCACGCAAGTCTGTTGCCAGTCGGGTACGCCCACCATGTAGGTCTATCTCTACTTCTAAGTCTGCCTCTAACATTCTTAGGTACGCTTCTAGTTCCTCCATCATTCGTGCTTACTCCCTACTTGGATTAGTTGGGCAAGCCGTCTTGCATCAGTTGAGTTGATAGTCACCTGTGTCTGTTCCTTGTCGTCTGTCTGTCTCACTAGATAGTCAATACCTACCCAGTCAAGAGCGTCCTCTAGTTGTTTGCTACTCATGTCACGCCACCACTTCTTCAATGGTCACAAAGTTTTCGTCATGTTCAGTAGCACGAGCAGTTATCGCTTGGGGCAAGTCATCAAAATCTCGCTCAAGTTTTTCCTGATTGTGTTGATACTTGTCAATGAAACTTTGCGCTTCTTGTTTGCTAGCGAAGTCCCAACCTGTGTATTTGATGCCATATGTAATGGTCACCTTGTATTGTGTTGTCATTTTGTATCCCCCTTCAGAGATTGTTTTGTTTTGTTAGGTGTCACCATATCATACTGTTAGACAGTTGTCAAGGGTATTCTTTGTGACTTCCGTCACACTCACTCAATGTTTCCCGTGAAACATCTACTTGTATAGTACAACTATAAGTTATAGGCTAACTTTCCTCTGTCTCGGCGTAGTCTCCCTCTTCACAGAATGAGTCCTCTAAGTAGCGGAGATTAGTGTAGATAATTACTTGCCCGTCACTGTCCATGTCTATCCATGCTTTCGGTGCGCCCACACTGGCAAGTGCTGTTAGTAGTTCGTCTAGATGTATCATGACCTAGCCCTCACAACTCATGAGTTCTGTAACCCACGCCTCTATCTGTTGAGGCTTGTTCGCCCACTCCATGAGAGCCTTACCTAGATAGTCTGCCTCTACATATCCGAGTTGAAGCGTGCTGTCGTGCATTTTCACGCCGTAGTTCTCATCTGACCAACCGATAAGGTCTAGGAACAGATTGAACGGGCGGTCTTTGTGGTCGTAGTTCAGTGACCACTCAAAAAGTTCTTTCGTGCGCTTCGGGTGCTTTTTGGTTTCGTCCTCTAAGAACACCCAAATATCTTGCGGTTGTGTCTCTGTTTCCATCTCTATGCCTCTTCCCATTGTGCAATGCTTGCCCATAGTTCCATCTTGGTGCCTGCCTTGATTGTCTGCTCATAGTTGAGACAATGCTGACTAAGGTAGTAGCCCGTGTTCCCTTGTTGTGGCGTTAGACCCTTTAGGTCGTCCTCTATCTTTGCCTTCACAAGTCGGTCATAGTCCTTCTGTAATCGGAATATGAGAGTACCTAATTCACTGATGGTGTCTCGTCGTGCGCTTCTTGCGCACTCTATTGGATTTATTTTGTTTTTCATTTTGTTTGCCCCCTTCAGGACTTGTTGTTGTTGTAACTCTATCAACCGTGTAACGGTATGTCAAG